TTACTTTCTAAATTGAATTTTACCTGCCGTAATGATCAAGCCATTGACGAACTGAGGACTATCTAGGTAGTTAATACGTGTTTTGTTGTTTTCATCTAACTCAACAATCAAGGTTTTTTTATACCCTTCAAAATCTTGAACTATCCCTTGATACTCCAAGCTTTTATACAAAGTGAGTAATTCCCCTTTGATAATGCTTGGGGTCACAATCGCTTGTCCTGGAGCAAAGCTCGTTCCCTCTTTGGCTAATTTATGACGGCCAAATTTGCTTTGAATGAGTGAGCGTTGCTTCTCACGAAAATACATGGCGGTAGCCGGTGTCATCACATCCAGATAACTGTCATCCGCCGCCCCAGTTGCATTTTCTGTATAGGCGGTAACTGGTCGCTCAACTTGCACTTCTTTGGTTGAGGTAACGGTGTAAGTTCCCATCCCTTCATGCAGCAATAAATTGCGCTCACTCCAATCAAATTCACTGGTAGCAATGGAGTACACCCCATTCATTTTTAGAGTTTGAAGTGGTCGGCATGGATCATTTGCCAATGAAGGAGCGACTTGACCTGCCCATGCTGCCACCGCTTCGGCATCCGATAGTACCTTGTTTGATGAGTCCGCTAACTCATTAATCGACATAAAACTTATCAATGGACAATTGGACATTGCACCATAAGTAATAAGCTCGGCGTGCGTGCCTTTTTTTGGAAGATAAGCAATGCCCGGGATCATTTCTAATGCCTTATAGCGTTCATCTAAAAACGTCCCTAAATCACGTACGGTGGTTTCATCATTGAGTGAGCAAAGAATATGATGATATTGCGTATCCCCAAGAGCTGCCAACGCGCTTGCCGTATCAGCACCTTCAACACTCACCGCATACACTGGCATGCTTTCATCTTGCTTTCGAAAATACTTCAGCATGCTTGTGATATCAGACTCACCAAACTGCTTACGAGCGGAGTCTTCATCCATACACAACACAACCATATTGGGTGCCACTGCCGCACCAGTCACAGCATTACCAATCACAAGCAGTTTTTGCAGCTCTTCTGCACTATTAGCAAGGCTGTTATCAATTTCAATGTACACACCCGGAACGCGAGCATTGTTCGGCACTTCTGAAAAACTGATACTCATGATGTTTGCTCCTTCTTCGACTCAATAACAATGGCTGAGCCCTCTTTAATTCGGCGTAGCCAATAGGTGTTTCGAGGTTTTGTTTCACCAACCGTTTTTAACGGTGCTCGGGTTAATGGATCACGTACTAGCAATCCCTTTTTCGGTTTAATTTTGATAGTGCGCATTTAACTCTCCACGCCTGCTGTAAATTGCTCTGCCACCATGGCAAGCAACTCTCGCTCAAGGGCAGGTGTCCAACCAATAAAGGTTCGTTTTGGCATTTGGTAAAACTGTTTAACTTTGGTTCCGCCTTCCCATCGACTAGTTCGAGAGTTGTAATACCCTTTCGCTCTTGTCGTAAATGAAAGCGTTCTCCCCTCATTGTGATCACGTGCCATGTTGCCAACCACACCAGCAAGCCCCACTTCAAACCCCTTATCATTCACTTGGGTTTTCAATGCTCGACTAAATCCCATCAACATGTTTTTGTTGTCTTTAGCTTTATGAGTTTTGCTATCAAGTGTGATTTTTCTTCGGGCTCGTTTTTGATAACTTCGCCCTTCAATGTCTCGTTGCAGCCGTATTTGAGAGCGAAAGTATTGTCGTGAGCGATTGGCTAAACGCCGATTTAAATCAAACTGCTCAGCGTCACTTAATAGCAAGCCATCAATGATGCTCGTGAGCTGCTCGGGACTACTTAACTGCATGATGGAAAGTCATGTTCATGGCCACCAATAAACTCTAATGGCGGTAATTCATCTTCACTAAATGATCGAGTGAAATTACTGACACACTCATATCGCGTTTCATTTTGTAGCCAATTACCTTGTGCGTTTTCATTCAGTGAGTAGCTTTCTTGAATATCCACTTTGAGTTTGATGTCGCATTTGCCGTTATCCAGTAACTCGGCAGCAAAGGATGGCGGTGCCAAGCCTTTTTCTTCTCGTTGGATATCAAATTTGTTTAACCATGACACCAGATGCATCATCAATATCTGTGGCTCGATATCGACGCCCACCATATTGACGTTCACGGTGTAAGTAATATCAAAGCCATCCACGAGTTGGCCTTGCGTACAAACCAGCTCCCCATCTTCTGCCCATACATCAAAACTATGAGCATTAAGCACATGATGAGAAAATAGCTCCGTAAGACTTTGCAGCGCTTTCATCACACCACCTCAAAACGATAGGTTTCTTCGCCATTAAGTAATAAATCCATAGCACGGCGATATTGCACTAAACAGTTATCCGCTTTGGCTTGAATAGCTTCTTGTCGCTCTGCCGCTTCTTTGGTGGCGTTCATGCTCAATTGATTTTCAACTAAGAAGTTTGCCGTCATCGCAAACACCGCTTGTTTATACAAGGTGCTTCCCGTATCAGTTTCACCAAAGCGATCCACTGACAACGCATCCAAATTTTCAAACTCTGCCATGGTATCGAGTAGCTCTCGATGAATAGTGACTCTGGCCACCGTGGCATGATGTAAAATCCCCGCCTCTGTTTCATTACTCAAAAAATGAAACACAAGCTGAAACTCTGAAATTTTAAGCTCGGGGTATTGCTCTGTTGCAGGCAATACCGCGTCATACACTTCATTTTTATTGCCAACAAATTCCATATTCGCCTCTTAGGTGCAGGCTTCACACTGACTAATAACAACGCATCAATAGGTTGATAAAGCAGTGATCGCCTGCATGGGTTGGTGTTCAGTTGCGCGCGGTTATACCCACGCGCCATCAATCCACAATTTCACGTTGTCAAACTCAAGCGCTGCCGCTTTTGGTAATTGTTCAACCACATAAGCCATGTTCATTGATTCAAAGTTTTCAATTTGATCAAGACGGTCGTTCTTAATTGCCAATGAGCGACGAATGGAATCTTTTTGAATGTACAAAGATAAGTTTTTAAAGCTAGTAACCAAGATCCCCGTTGGTGGGAACGATGGTGGACAAAACGCCGCTAAACCGCCATACGTGCCAATCACTTGCATGTCTTCAATGTGTGCTTTCTCTGTTGGAGTATTACCATGCGCGGCATAGAACTTGGCTTTATCATAAGAAAGTAAATCAGAGCCAACCAAGGCCACTAAATCCGAGGCATTGGCGCACGCATCATGCAGTAAACCTTTCACGTTCATCACGGCTAAATCAAGGTTAATAAAGTCCCCTTTGCCTGCCGTTTCATCGCCTTCACCCAAACGAATTTCACCCGTTGTCTTGCCTTCAACAAGCATGGCATCAGCGTTATTATCACGAATAGCTTGGAACCATCCTTTACACACATCTTCGCCATTTGGGTTCGTCTCAGGATCCGTATTCGCTTCACAAGATGTGCCATAGAAACCGATGGTCACTTTGTTCATATCAATCTGCTCACGAGTTTGAGAATTGATAAGTTTGTTGAAATTCTTCAGATGAGCAAAGGCATCCAATTGTTCATAACGAATGTGTGAATCAAAGTTCACTTGCTCACACAGGTACGGCATCGGTTCCATGTTATAAACGGCTTTGGTTTTACGCTCATTGCCTGTTTTGGTGTTGGTACGGCTGGCAATCATGCCGGTTACCCCAAGTCCAATCGCTTCCCCTTTTTGGTTTGCCACAGGCACAATATTAATCTTGCCAAGAAACCAGTTACTCTCACGAATTTGAGCAACAATCTTTTGTGTAGCATTAGGTGTCACACTGAATTTTTCAGTGACATCCTCAACACCATTTTGTTTTGCGGCGGCTTTTTTATAGCCCTCTATCGCCAGTTTCGTTTTTTCTTGCATAATAAAATCCAGTTAAATAAATAGATTAAGAAGAAGGAAAGCGTGATAAGCCAATGCTTATAAATACGTTTCTTCGCTGTCTTCCCCTGCCAATTGTCGAGGGGTTTCATCCGTGATAGAGCTCAGTTTTGTCACCACATCATCAAGTTTGCTTGATAGGGCTTCGACCTGAGAGGCTAACTCGGCTTGCTCTTCTTGCTCGGGCTCAGTCTCTTGAGGAAGGGTTTCTTTAATCGTTGCAGTTAAGCTTGTCACTTGACTTGTTAACGCTGTTATCTGCGCGGTTTGTGCTTGTAATAGCGCTTTTAGTTCTTCATTCATGTCATCGTTCTCTTCTTCTGGTGGATCGGATGGCTCATCATGCGAGCGAAATAATTGAATAAGTCGAGATAACAATTTTTTGTCATCTTGAGTGGTTGGCTCTTCGGCCTCGATGAGCTCTTTTCCTACGGTAGCCCCTGAGCTCAAATAGACCTTGTCCTTGTTTTTCTCTTTCGAGTTGGCCGATAAATGCATTTCGGTGGTGCCAAGCGATGCTGGCTCATCCGTTAATGCCAAGCCGGTTAAATAACTTTTTCCCGTATTGGCAAAATTAGGCGTAATTTCACAAGAGGTATGCAGAAGTTGACCTTTCTCAACCGTGCTCAATAACAACGAATTGGGTTTTAAAACACCCCACAATTCATCCCCTCTTTTTTCCACCGATAACACCGAGCCAAACTTTTCACCCCATGCCCAATGCTCTTCATTAATGCGTGCGTTATAACGTTTTGGGTCATACAGTTCGACAATATCGTCAATCACCTTTTGCTCGATAAACCGACCATCGACGGTTTCACCTGCGGTTAAAATACAAATGGGCTCTGATTGAAACATGCTGCTCTCTCCTGTGATTTCTGATTTTAATTTATCGAAATCCTGCCTCTTTTTGTATTCATCCCAATCCTAGAATGTGCATCTAGAACATGGACTTACTGAGGGATTAATTTGGTTATTGCACACTGTAATAATGAAAATGAGTCCGACTGCACCACTTGAAAAACCACTCTATACCCAAGCGCAAACTCATGCGCTTGGGTATTACTTACGCCAGTACAAAACCGCAGAAATTGCCGAGGCACTGGATCTGGCTCCGCGCACTATCCAACAATGGATCTCAAAATTTAAATGGAAACAGATGCGCGATGACGCCCCTGTTGAGTTAATACTCAGACAGCGCATTGCGTATTTGATGTGGGTAGACCAAAAGCACGAGTCACAACTCAAAGAGCTTGAAATGCTGCTTGAGCAAAAATACAAACGTGACACAGCTGAACGACGCAAAAACAAAAGTTCAAGATCAGAAAATGGCTCAGAGAAAAAACGCGGTAGACCAAGCAACAAAAGCAAAAATGATATTTCAGGCATCACCGCTGAAATGCTTTCTGAGTATTACGAGAAAAAATACTTCCAATATCAAAAAGACATTCATGCTCATAAGTGTGATGACACCATCAACGAACAGCGGTTTTATTTAAAATCGCGTCAAATCGGCTTGAGTGATTATTTCTCGTTTGAAGCGTTTGAAGATGCGGTGTTAACCGGTGACAATCAGGTCTTTATTTCCGCCTCGCGTAAACAGGCAGAGATTTTCAAAAACTACATTCGCAAATTTGCGCTTGAGATTGGGGATATTGAACTCAAAGGCAAAGACAGCATCATTCTCAGTAATGGCGCTGAGCTGCATTTCATGTCCACAAACATTTTCACAAGCCAAGGCTTTAACGGTCATATGTATTATGACGAAGTGTTTTGGATCCCAAGCTTTCAAAAACTCGATGATTACGCAGGCGGCATGTCCATCCAAGCGCAATATCGAACCACGTATTTATCAACCCCATCCACAACCGCGCACGAAGCGTATCCAAAATGGTCTGGAGCCAAAGAGCTTAATATCGATATTAGCCATAAAGCATTAAAAAATGGCTCACTTGGTAGCGATGGTATTTTCCGTCAAATAATCACTGTGGATGATGCGATTGAGCGCGGTGCCACGTTCTTCAACATGGATAAATTACACCGTAAATATCCTGATAAATCCGTGTTTGATAATTTGCTTCGTTGTGTATTCTTAGATGACTCTTCATCGTTCTTTAGCATTAAAGCCCTACTTGCTTGTAAAACGGATACCAGTCAATGGAGTGATGTGAATTTTGAAGCGCTTCACCCTGTAGGTCGTCGAGAGGTATTGGTTGGTTATGATCCAAGAGGTGGCGGTCAAGGTGAAGGCTCAGATGATGCAGGCTTGGTGGTTGCAATCAAACCCATCATTAAAGGCGGTACATTTCGAGTTATTGAACGCGTTCGCTTAAAAGGCTCAAGCTATGAAGACCAAGCCACGGCTATTGAAGCCATTTGCAAAAAGTACAATGTGGTCTATTTAGCCATTGATGTTGGAGGTGTCGGCTCGGCCGTTGCTGAATTAGTGAGAAAGTTTTATCCAGGACTCACTACCTTAGATTATTCACCAGAAATGAAACGCATGATGGCCTACAAAGCACGTGAAATTATTAATGCAGGCCGTCTTCAGTTTGATGATGAATGGGATGACGTCGTGCATTCATTTTTGATGATAAAACAGCACACCACCAAAATGAGCAACCAAATTACCTTTATCTCAGCACGTAATAAAGTCGGCTCTCACGCTGATTTAGCGTGGGCAACCATGCACGTTTTACATTGGGAGCCTATCGATATTTTACGCGATGACTCAACCACCGTTTCGTTCCTATAAGAGAGGATATTTTGATAACTTTTTCTACCCCTGAAAGCGTAATGACGAGCGATATTCTCAGTTATATGGAAGTCGCTTTAATTGATGGTTTGTATGAGCCACCTATCCCTTTAGATACTTTGGCCAAAGCCGCGCGAGCCAATCCAATGCACGGCTCTGCCTTGTATGTAAAAAGAAACATGGCTTCAAGCTCAGTGAAGTTATCCACGTTACTCAGTAAGCGAGATTTTAAACGCTTCTTGGATGACTTCTTAACCTTTGGCAATGGCTATTTACTTGTGATTAAAAACGCCTTTAAAGAAGTGATTAAATTAAAGCACTTACCTGCCTTATACATGCGAGCACAAGAAACCATCGGTCGCTACACCTATAAGCCAAACGCCTATAACGATGATGGCCGCATTGATTATAAAGACGGTCAGGTTTTCCATTTGAGTGAGTACGATATTTGCCAAGAAATCTACGGCATGCCGCAATACATTGGTGCGCTGAGTTCTATCTGGCTCAATGAAGATGCAACCTTGTTTCGTCGTAAGTACTACATCAATGGCGCTCATGCCGGTTACTTACTTTACATGAACGATCCAAACCTTACCGATAAACAAGAAAAGGAAATTGAAGACAAATTAAGAAAACAAGCTGGCCTTGGTGCCTTTAAGAATTTGTTCATTAACGGCAAAGGCAAAGATGGCAAACCGCCAGAACTAACTCCAATTGGACAAGTTGAAGCCAAAGATGCATTTAAAGATATTAAGGGCATGACCACCAATGATGTATTGGCCAGTCATCGCATTCCATTGGATTTAATGAGTATTGTTCGAGAGGGCTTCAGTTCTAGTAGTGACTTAAACAAAGTCGATCGCATCTTCTACAAAAACGAGTTAGTGCCGTTACTCGAATCGGTGTGTGAATTGAACGACTTTGTTGGACAGGAAGTTGTGAGTATTAAGGAGTATGAGGGATTAGAGTTTGTTGCAGCTTAAAAGAAAAACCGAGTTAATAACTCGGTTTTTCTTAATATGATTCAATTCTATTGTTCACATTGCTCAATAGTTTTCACATAATCGGTCAGTAAATTATTTTTGTAGCCAGCCTTACTTGAGCATTCGATCATATGATTAGGCTTTATTACGAAAAAATAATTAGCATAGTTAAAACCAAAACCAATCACAGCAAATATCACAGCCAACTTCCATCGGTGTTTTTTTGCTGTTTTAGGGCTACCCGTAAAAACCTCTTTCACCATTTTATTTATATTGAAAAGTGCATCAATAAAAAAACCTAATGTTGAGAACATTACAACATAAACAAGCCCATCAAAACTAAACCCAACCTTTTCAATTTCATCATATGGAGTAACTAAAGGTTCAATTAACCAATAACAGATCAAAAACAACCAATAGTAAATAAAAATCCCACTCAACAATCCAATAATTAATTGTTTCTTATCTTTATTCAACGTCAAAAATCTCGATGACATTTATTTCTTATTTGCTTCTAATTTTATCGGGCATTGCTCAATTGAACTAACGTAACGACCAAAGTAAAAATCATCACGATCAATAAATAAATCACTCTCACATTGGATAAAATCGTATTTTTCAATGTAATAATTATTAATAAAATATGGTGCCGTACCTATAATACCAGCAATAAACATCGCTTTTTTATCTGAAGAGGAAAGAGAATAAATTCGATTAAATTTTTTATACTTAAGCCAGTTATTTATATGTTCAACTGATTGGCTACACATTAAACCTAAAAAAACGTGCATACCTATGATTGCTAACATTCCATAACGAAAGCTCATAATCCAGCTCCCTTTATCACTGCCAAATAAATGAGAATATGACAATATCCACAAACCGTAAAAAACACCGCATGATAAAATAACAGTTCCAATCAACTGAAAAATAAGTTTAATCACTTAATAATTCCTCTGGTATATAGTGTTCAATAAAATCTTTACTAAATGTTTCACCCTGATCATACGGATCTGGTTTTGCGTTATCCAATGCATATATACTCATCGATACGAGAGTAAAGGTAACACCTATAGCAGCACTTGTTACTAGGTAAGGAGCTATAATTCCAGCGGCAAAAACTACACTAGCTGAAGTAATTAACCTAACTACAATTTGCCACTGAGCAATTTTCAATTCTCTTAATGTCATTTCGTCATTAACCATGTAGTTAACCACATTTACGGCAGAACCGACAATAATCTCAGTAGGCGCGCTTAATGTGAGGAACTTGCTTGCACCTTTTATAGCAGTAGAGCCAAGAGCCCATTTTATGACTTGTGGATTTGATGAAGAAAATAGCGTTCCTTGTTCTAAGATAGGAAAATACGCTTTAATATGGTTAAGGATTACAGATTCTTGTCCATCAACAACCCGGATAACCCCTGTCATTTTTGTATTATTAATCAAAAAATTAAGTTTATCTTTTACTGTTGGATATAAACCAACAACAAAATCTTTAACTGCTATCGTATGAGATACTGCTGTAAAAAATTCATCAAACTCAGCTTTAGATAACGCCGCCAACGTAGTGATGTCATCGACATATTCAACTTCATCAAAATATTTGTCATCACCTTCTTTCGTAAAATCATACGCAGGCCAATACATATTCTTAGGGTTTATACCATGTTTTTTAGCTCGTACATTTATTACTGGTGTATTTTTAGGGATTGAATCCATTTTATGAAGAGTTGCAACGACAGGATGAATTGTTGATGATTGCTCATTAATCCATAAATTTGCCCACGAAAAAACAGTTTTTTCTTTTGTCACATCAACTGGAGGGAGAAGTAACGTACCTTTTTCATCTACATCACTTTCGCGTTCTAACACTTTTTCAGCTCTTGCTTCAGCAATTTCATTTACATCAAGCAAACACCCATTTTCGTCAATCCAATCAGGTGTCAATTCTTCAAGCTGTTTTGTCGTCATTTTTTGTGGGAGATAAAGTAAATGCTGACGAGCAATAATTTTATTATTAATTTTCCATGGGAGTAATATAAAACTATATTGATGCTGTGATACCAACTCATCAGTTAAATGGTGTTCGTTTGATTGGGTAACCTGAAATGCCCACTTACCATCACCCATTAATTTATATTCGTGGATTAATGAGTCATCAATAAAATGATAAAAATAACCCTCAGTTGGCCAACCTAAACGTTTATCTACTTGAACCGCAGGCTTAATAGGAACAAAAGATTCAGAATGACTTCCTGAGCCTTTTTTAACAGGCTTTACATCATCAAATGAAATTGCACTTCCGCTTAATGAGAAAAATTCACGATGAAGTTTTTTGGGCTCATTAACATTTACGCTTGCCGTAAGTAGTGTAAAACCGTCATCAGTTTGTACTTTACTCCATGACGATATAGTTTCTTCTTCCTTAGTTTTACCCAAAGAGAATACCCCTACTTGGTAAGTATTCAATTCATCTTGAGAGCAAGCTATCTCAATTGAATATTCAAACGCAGCGACTTTGGGTTGTGGCTCTTTGACAGGTTCGTAGTAAGGAATGTCTGGTTTGGATTCTTTTGCCAATTCTTCATTCCATGGAAAATAAGCATTTACTATTTTTGCCACTTTCTTTTCAGTGTTATCAGAAAAACACCCTAATTCTTCGTTCCAAACCTTTTCCATATCATCTCTATCGTTACTAAAACCTCCCTTGTAATGATAAATGAAAAGTTCAATGCGTTTTTACTGAAATCCTAGTTGAAATAACTAAAATAATAAACTCAGTTTGATATCAATTTTTACGCTTTGGAATAGCGCCACCGCCAAGATACAAAGCAACGGCCGCAAGAACTGGATGACCAAATGCTTCATTTATCATGGTACTAATAGCTCCCCAATCCGCACCGAAAATACAACCGATGATCACAACGGTATGTAAACCGACATAAGGAAGACAAAAGACCATCACGATGAAACGTTGGATAAGTTTAAAAGGTTCATACGCTTTTAATAGTGCAACCTGTTGATGCGCCTTTTCTTCATCCGTAAATACCAACGCATCACCTGTATTAGCAATTAAATCGAGTCCTTTGTTAATGGCTGAATCAGTGCCAAAGATTTTGCTAAACAGTCCCATCAATTACTCCACTAACTCAAAATGCATTAAGTCATCAAAGCCATTATCTTTTAGCTCATTGTCTTTATCCCAATCTCCGCCCCAACGAATAGCGATACCCATTGATGCACCAACACCTATCACGATGCCTGCAAAATAACTAAAACGTTCACGGTCATCTTCATCATAAGGGTATGGTGTCGCATCAACCGCTTTACTTGGTACTGAGTTATGTTTGCTATTAGGAAAACGAACTTGGGTATTGCTACTTGGAAGTGCATTTTGTTCGGCTTCAGTTCGATGGCCACAAAGAATTGAGCAATCGCATATCTCAAGAGCCTTAGTAAACACTTTTTGCAATTGTGGATGGCAGCTCGCTAAACGAGTGGCACTTTGTTGACTGAATTTATTCATCTTACATCACCTTAAAAGCGGCAAAAGCAATCGCAATTACCGAACCAAAAATTAATCTAACTAACCACGTTCTATCCGATTCAAGCTTGTCTATTCGCTTAGAGTTGGCAACCTGAATCGTTTGGGTTTTCGTTAACGTGATTAACACCTTATTAAGTGTTTTGTTTTGCTCACGCATCAAACTTGCAAGGTTGTTCATTGCGGCATCAATACGTGCAATCTCTTTCTCAGACATGCTTTACTCAGATTATGAATTTGACCCAGTGTATCGCGCGCGTAGGTTGGTTAATATTGAAGGCTTTTCTATATGCCAGATGTAGAAAACCCAGTGATAACACTGGGTTTATTTGATGAATTTAAGTAGGTTATGGCCATGGATTATCGAGTTGTATTTGCTCTCTTGCTGCCAGAGCTTGCCCTTCTATATCGTTCGCTTCTTGCTCTTTTCCCTGCATCCGCTTTACGCGAGCTTCAGCAAAAAGAGGATCACAAACTCGGCTGTATAAATCACGTCTTATGTCATCCACTTGGTTAAAATCATCAATGTATTTATTACTTTTGTTCGTCACCCATTGATTATCAATCCATTCATCAAAAAGCGTTGATGGCTCACTAAGAGTAAAGCCCTCTTTTATCTTGCCAACCTTTTCGACTTCTTCATATAAAGTGCAATCATTACAATCAAAGATTAACTGACCTCGATGATCTTCTATTTGTTGCCATTCACCATCAACCAATTGAACCACAAATCCTTTATTCGCCTCTGGTGGCTCAATTAAAGAATAGCTTTCAGGTAACTCTTGAGGATAAGAGTGAATACAATGTAATTGTGCTTTTTCATCCCAATAAAAGCGACCAATAAATAACGAAGTGACAACCCAAGCACCATCAATAAAATAACAACGCTCAAGCTCTTTGTTGTATTTTGGTAATGTGATTTCTGTACTTTGAGCAGGCAATCCCATATGAGCTCGTATTGTCATTGAAGCATCATGAATAAACCCACCATTCTCATCAAAGTGGTATAAATGAGCGACTCTGTCTTTATTTGAAAAAATCATTATGCTGCCCTCGTTATGTACAACCATCGAACCGAATTAGGGTTAGTTTCATCACCAGTACCAGTAATAATACCGCTTGGTGTTCCTGCTGATACGGCGGATGTAGATTTACTTTGTGACCATTGCTGCTGATAGGTCATATAAAAACCAGAGCTTCCGCCACTTGCTACATTCCCCCCTTTATGAGTACTAACATGGTGATGAGGATCCATTTCATCACCAGAAAAACCTAACGGTTGAACCGATTGCCCTTTAATAGATAACGGCATTTCCCCTTCCCCTAAACCTCGAATGTAATTTTTTCGCATATCAGGCATTACACCACTTGGAAAACGCTCCGCTAATTTGGTGAATACAGTTTTATCAAAAGACTGGCCAATATAGGCGATAAATTTAGGCGGCGCTTCTGCTGCTGGGTATGGGATAGGACAACCAACCGGATAAATTAACTCGGCTAATGGAAGCCATAATTTATCTAAAACAAACTTTTGTATTCCACGCCAGAGTTGCGGTAATTGAATGAACTTAGGCTCATTTGACTCAGTATCAATATCGTCATCTGTTGCAGTTTTCTCTTTCAGCTTTTTAGGGGTGACAATAGTTTCATCATCATCACTGTTCATTTTATCTATTGTCGTAATTTTTGCGATACCGGCTAATTCTTCAGTGGCATAGGGAGCGCCCATTAGCTCAACCGTAATATTCTTAATACTTGAGCCTGCAAGGTTAAGCTCAAACGATTCAGTAATAATGGTATTACTTCGCTTTAAAGACATGATTTCACCATCACGGCTATCAACCGCAAAGAGAGTTCCGTCTTCTAGAAAGTAACCAATTTCTTTACCATCAAAAGAAGTGTTTCCTGCAAACACCGCTTCAAAATGCAACTGACCAAGCGCAGGAACCGAACCGCGACTCAACGCTTCACGCGCCACTTCATTTTTTAATTGCGTTTGATCGACGGTAGGCACATACCCATCAAGACCAATTCCTATATGCGTGATTTTATAATTGACACCAAGTGCTTCGGCTTCAATTGAGGCGGCAATGCCTGCATCCGTAATTAATAAACTCATTGAGTGACCTCATATTGATAAAGGGTTCGAGTATGTCTTGCGTTAGCGACTTGAATATGAACATTTATGGTGCTGTTATATATCCATTGAATTTCAGTATGAGGAAGACGCACTTTTTCAAATTCAAACCACGCTTTTTCACACCGCTCATTCGAGGCAAGTGACACATAAATCAAGTTGGGTTTATTTCGTGTATCACTCACCACTCCTTGCCCACCTGAGCTAATAAGTAATGCTTGATAATCACTGAGCTTCCAACCAAATAAGCTTTCATTAAAATCCGTTAACAGTGCCAATTGGATTTCATCATTGGTCACTTTAAAGTCGGCAGCCATCCCTAAAATGGTGTTAGTGAGCTCGGTATTATCCGCCTCTTGCCAGTAATCCCCTTGAGGCAATAGGTTACGGATAGCATCAGCAAAATCGGCTTCACTGTAATCCACAATTAAGTCAGAGGTGTCCATGTCACCTCCCCTAAAACATGAATTTCACTGTCCGTAATAAATTGCTCTTCGGTTGGCTGTTTAACGATGTAATTACTGGTAATAGGGGCAATGGCAAGCACTATTTCAGTCGGGGTAATGGATACTTGTTTTGGTGGATTCACCGATTCATCACGTTGCCCCATTTTGTCTTTAAATAATTCCTGGAGTGCCACAATTACATCTGATCTCACCTGCTCATCTTGAACATTTTGAATTTCAACATCGACCGCTTTATGCGCAGGGATAACCACTAAAGGATGGCACCCAGCCAACCGCTCTTTATCAATAAAAGTTTTTACGGTTGTGATGACTTCTAAAGATAACGTGGGATCATTTTCTCTCGCACCAATGTAGACTTGAACCATGCCACGCTCAGGTGTGTTATCTAACGCCCATGCAAAATCTACATCAGCATGAGCTGAACGCGCCCAACTTTCATAATCGTCTCGTCGTCCTACTTCTTGACCTTTATTGAAAGCCGTGCAGATACGTTGACGCCAGTGCTCTAACTCTTCAATGTCAGCCCCGCCACTAAAACCAAGACAAAACACATTATCAGGAGCCACCCCATTGATACTTTTTGATAATCGAAGCACCGCGCCATTTGGTAAGTTTCCAGCCACGCCAGCAATTAGCGCAATCACTTCCACATCTTCATTACTGTACTGAGCTCGAATGGTTTGATATTCACTGCCTGTAATATCAATAACGATTGAACCTTTAGGAATGGGTACCACACCACCTAATTGTTCAAATTTAATGAAACCTTTAGCGAACGTGGGAAGAAGTCGTTCAACATCATGACGCTCAGCGTGTAAATACAACCAAGGCTCAGATGCAGTTTCAGGATGCAACTCTCGAAAAAGCTGATCTTGATATCCATACTGACCATAACTAACCCCGGCAATGGCGCACGCAATAGCATCAATCGCCGGGTTATGTTGGCCTGTTTTCGCAATTAATGTGGCGGTTGCTCTATCAATTAACGCGCTTAGACTGCGTTGTGTACTCATAGTGTCACCTCTAATTTTGCCCCATCATTAAGCGTTAATATGACGTTTCTCGATAGCTTGTTTGACTCAAGTTTCTTGACCTCAACCGTTACCGATTGCACATGCTTTTCATCAGCTAACCAAGCCAACGCCTCTTCATAAAAACGTTTTACTCGTCCAATAGTTTGCTTTGTCATTTTCTCGCGCTTAAGCGTCCAATCACGAGAGCCGATACTTCGAATATATTCATCATTCCAACAACCGCCACGTTCCCTATTCTCCATACGGGCGCGATCATTTTTGGTCGCTTCTGCATGATTCAACACACTTTGAAGTACAGCATGAGTGAGCCCTTCTTTGGTATTTATCGGGGCAGTAATGGCATTCAAATTAAAATACGTCATGACACTTTGTAAGTCCCTGCTGAACTGCCTTTATCAATGATCACTTCTGCATTTTGCGTTCTTTCTTTTACCACGGCTTTTGCAACCGCTTTGGCAAACTTACCAGCCATTGCAAATTCACTATCAAGAACAAAACCTTCAGCTTTAAGCTCTTCTTCTAGAAATGCTTGTAAATCTTTATCATTTGAAGCCATCTTTTATCCTGCCTTTACTTTTTTTGATGCCACAGCATGCGGTGCACCTGAAAAAGCACAACCATCACAATCCCTAACAACACCACCTTCAGCCCCATTGAGCTCAATTAGTTGAGCCGTCACAATGGCTTTACCATCGGCCTTTAGCGTGACGTCTTTTTTGGCATTTACCTCAACCGCACCAAGCGATGTAATGGAAATGCCATTTTTCGTAAAATGAACCACATTGCCTTTATCATCCATCATGGCCACTTCACCCTCTTCCAATTCCATTTCATAACGTTCATCTTCGACGCAAAATGAAAAACCTCGGCTCATCACGCCACCAAGAAAAAGAAGGTATGCACGAGAGCCCACTTTAGGGCGACTGACAAAACCATAGTTATGTAACCGTTTAATGCGATCATTGGTTTTGCTCGTAGATGTTTTTATCTGCAACACTTTGGTGTTGGCCCCCGTCACACTACCAATCGCCACCATGTTTTTAATGCGACTCATCAACCGGTTAAACATTCGCTTTCTCCTTAAAGGGTCTAAAGAACTCCACTTTAGTTTCAGCACTGGTTTCGGTTACGGATAAATCCAACGTTTTGACCAACAGCATTTCACTGAAATCTTGTGTTTTATCGATGACTCGGATAGTTCGGTTTATGGCTTGTCCAGTTAACTCAACAAACACATCACCAATGGATGTGGATGCACTCAATCCTTTTGCAATCGCTAAATCTCGCTCATATTCCGCACGTGATTGGCAAGCTTCTGCGGTTTGAAGTTGGTCTGAAATAAAAACCGTTCGTCGCTGAGTATTCGCCGGTGCATAAGTCACGACCGCGTTGGCATCATCCCACTGACCTTGAACTTCAATATGGTAAAATTGCTCAGTGAAATTTTTATCAATCACAAGCTCTTCAATATTTTTACCCACCTCAAGCGCTACTCCATCAAGTGTGGCTTGTGCAGGATTTTCAATCGTAAGTACGCCATCACGCTCAACAAGAATAAAACCTTGCTCTTTAATGAGCTGAGCAAAATTATCAACCGGCGATTCACCATTGATTTGAAATTCTGAAATAGGCACTAATGCACTCTTATCAATAGAGCAGTGAACCCCGAGTCCAAATTCTTTTGCGATGGCATGTAATAAGCGGTCAATGGTTTGGCCGTATTGCGCATCCATCGTAATGCGTGAATCAATCATGTTGGCACTTTTAGAGCGCCCACTTATCGCCATAGAATGTTCACTGCTTGTGGTCGTGTTCGTCGCTCTATCGATCATCCCTGTAAAAATACGTTGGCCATCCAACTTAAATTCAATCGACAATGGACGCTCTATCACCATAACGGGAATGCGACAGTTAAACTCATGCGCTAGCTGCTCGATGGAATAGCGAAGGTTCGCGCTAAAAAATACGGTTGGCTTATTATCAATCAATAAGGTTAACTTCATTTCATCGCCCTCATGGATAACTTGCCATTCATAAATAATGGATGTTTTTGCGGATTCAGCGCCGATATTAATGCAGTATCGGTATATGTTTGGTGAGCTAAAAATAACGCAGGAATATACCGCCCACGTTCAATAAAACGTTGTGGTTCACTGCCCATTTTTACTTTGTTGTATTGCGTTTCTATTCCTTCTTTTAAGCCTGTCAGCGCATAAAACAGTTCAAGACTTTCCAATGTTGAGTTCATCGTTACTTCATTAATTCGTTGTGAAATAGCAACGGTGAGCTGTTTCAAATCACTCATCATGATGCTTGGTTGCCCTTTCGCATTCACAATATCAAATTCCTTTTCCTGCTCTAACGTTGCAACGGTTTTACTCATTTTCACTGCGGCGGTAACCATCTGAACATTGTAGTGAGCACTTGGGGCATTAGGATCAATTGCTGCCAACATGCTGCTTTGTGCAGCCCTTGAATTGTCTATCGCTTCATTTTCAGAATCAGGCTCAGAGCGCACCGCATCAGCAACGCTATCAACGGTTTTACTCAACTGTTCAGCGAATTGCTCAGGGGCATTGGCAATACTTGAAATCGCAACCAAAGCACTATTGAGCTCTTGGTTTAAAGCTGAGAGGGTTTGGCTTGGCACGTTCAACTTGGTGGATATACCAACCAACTGATTAATGGCGTAAGTAAAGCGCCCCTGTAAGCTACTCACTTGAGCTGCATCCATCTCTTCAACATCTTGAACAAAGGTTTTTGTTGAACTCGCTTCAACCTCAGAGGCTTGCTCTTTTGAGCTCACGGTGATGGACGTCGACGAACTTAACTGTGGGGCTTTCCCATCACGTAAGAACTTAAGAGATAATTCAACCACGCCACGCTTGGTACTGATTTTTTGAGAAAACGTTTCAAAGACAAGCGGCAACTCACCAAGCCATGGGTGCTCCAACTCTCCTTTAGGCGATGCGTTAAGACTCGCCAATAGATTATTGGCTTCAACCAGAGACGCTTTACCAACAAGCAAGACTTCTAAATCAATGCTGTCTGCAGCACTTCCCATCACTTTAATGCTAGGTAAATCAACATAAGGAATTTCACTCACATGAAGACGTTGGCCACCATCGATGGACGTCGTTAAGATGTTCAATTCAAGGCCATTCCAACGCCCTTTCTCGTACTCTCTTTCCCACATGACGTGACATTCTCTCAAGTTAAATAAAAACCAATCGTGTTATGCAAAAATCCTGAATATTTCATCGCAGGGGTCAGCGATTTAGGCTCGCTCGGACTCACCCTCCCCTCCGCACCAAAATTCAACACAACAATAAAACGAAAAATAAACGCAAATTATTTATGCAACTCTATTAAACCCAAGTCTTTGTTTGATTTAAACTAATTGCATTTCTAGCTGATCGTTTTAGAGATCCTTTTAGATCGTTTTCTTGCGTTTTTTATAATTCGTCGAATATATCCATTTGGCTTGCATCTTTACACAACTCAGGTTGCAACTCGGCATCCGGTTTTTGACCTGTTGACTCAATAAAATGCGAAAATAATGTGTGTGCAACGAACACTTTTCCGCAATTTAAGTTCAAGCATTGGCAGTACAATTCGCGTGTTTCTGGTGAAATAGCGCGTGATGTAGCAATACGTGTTTTGGTTAAGCATTTTGGGCATGTAATTAACATTCTCAGCTCTCCATTTTCTAACGTAACAGTGGGCTTAATCGCCCCTCTAAATAATCCGCAGTAAAACTCTTCCAATAACTCAATTCATTTTCATCAGGCGTTTCAATGGGGATGGGGTCATTCAACACGGCTTGCCAATACGCTTGTTTATCTTTGAATTGAATAAAACGATCATGATAAAAACCATCGGCTTCGTTTTTCAGCTCAGATAAATCCATATCACGACAATCCATTCCCCAACCGCGCGCACCAGCTGCCCACATCAAAAAGTCATCCAATTTATCTTTGGCTTCTTTACCATCAAACGAGATTGAAAAATTGTTGGCCGTGGAGACATGCACTTGTCGTGACTTCATTTCTTTTTTCACATTGAGTGCCTGTTTCTCCAGTCGAATAATGCGACTTTGCATTTTCTTCAATTTATCTTCAGGCTCTCCCTTCTTGATGGCCGTCGCTTTGGCTTTAATGGTTTGGCTTTTCTGATAGGACAATCGATTTAATGTGCGCTCCAGTGGTTTTTTCCATCGCTCTAGTCGATAACCCAATTCTTTAATAATTGCGGTAATGTTATCGGCTTCAAAAGAGGCGATACATTCCCAAGCCGGTGCGCGAGAGCACTTCGCAATGTTATAGCGATTACCTCGAATTAATCCTTGTTCAGCATTGTCACCTTTGGCCGCATAACCCACTGCTTTGATGATGTAACTGCCCGCGGCTTTTGGCTCTCGTATCCGCTCTAATTTCGCAAAGCCATGTCCCCAAATTTTTTCAAATCGTTTTGCCCATGCACTGAACAAATGCGGTTCCACAGTCCATTTCAATAAAACGTGAACGTGTGGATTTGGTTCCCCATCTTCATTGGCTGGGCACTCGGCTACCCAAATATAATGAAAATCGTCTTTCATGAACGAGGGTCCAAAGTCTGTAGGTATTGATTTGAAATGAGGTGGTACTTGTTCGTGAGTCAAATCGCTGTATTTAGCATGCGAGTGTTTATCCGTTTGCACGGTATGATCTGCAAGCCAACCGCGTTGATACATTTTCTTTAAACCATCAAGCAAGCGTGACACTTCTTTGCCAATCGTCGTTTCAAGTATTTTATCAATGGTAAATTCAGCTTTAGGCTTTTGAGATAACAAGCAGTAATCCCCTGCAATCTCACCACTCGCATTCATTAATTTTGGCATCTGGCCATCAATGGCAATCGAAGTATAAGTACCTCCGATATTACAAACGGGTGACTCGGTTCGCTTTACAAATTCCGATGATTTATACGTCACCATATTGCGGCGAAAACGAACGGGGTGATGAGCACCAATTGAGTTCACATCACTTGGGTCAGCTAAACCACCAAAAATCCGTAAACGCTGCTCTTTGTTAAACGTCAAAGTTAAGAACGTAGTAAAACCACCATGGCAAGTTGAAATATAAGCCGCACTTTCAAATATTTTAGATACCGACCTGGAGGTGAGTTTTTCAGAAAAACGCTCTCCAGTATTTGCATCTGGTGCATTACTTACTGGTGTTTGCGTTACCACTTGGCCACGATATTGACCACTCCACTCTCGGTGCTGAACTTGAAAAGAAACAGGCGCTAATTTTGACTCATCATCATTTCGTTTACCTTTTTCATGCAAAATGGCAGCAGTACTTTGGCCTGTAGAGCCATATAACACGTCTTGACTGAAATGTGACTCAGTGGATGCCAACTCAATTGGGTACGGAGTACCACGCCCTAGAACTCGCAGAGTGCTGCGAATATCCCACTTTCTTGAGTCCATTTTTTGTGTCGGACTTTTGCGCCCATTGACAAGCCTATAGTCTTCGGCGATTCTCGCCGCCGCTTCGCGGACGTGTTCAGGTGGTCGATTTAACTTTTCAAAATGCTCTGTGGCAATTTCAACTTCAGTGACATGTTTAGATTTTCGATTTAATACTCGATCATAAACAGGCAGTTTTTTGAACAATCCTGCCTCTAAAAGCTGCATTTCTTGCTGAGAATAAGGCTGAACCTGAATTTTTGAACCTAAAAAACCCGCTCGAAAGCAGGCATCATTTTTCTTTATTTCATCTTGGGGTCGTATTGACCCCACAACATAGAGTAAATCTTTCTCTTTCATCGGTGCATCAATGCTCTTTTTGATTGAATTTGAAAGGTTCTGGAATAACGAAAGTCTGAGCAATAAGTTTTCAATCCATCCACTTTTGGTTTTACGATGGATTTGTTTTTATTGATTTCTTTCTTTAAGCGTTGGATCCAGTGAAGACCTAAGCTTTTTGTTTCTTCAGATAAGTACACTCGTTCATCATTCATACTTTCACCGACATTTTTTCTTTTACTTGAAATGGAAAGAAACAATGCTTTTCTGCTGAATGTTGACCTCCAGCCTGAAAACAAACCTTCATTACTGAACGCTCTTTCCCTCTGATAGTTTTCTTAACCTGTTTTTTACTAAGAGTGGAGTTCCAAAGATTTATGCCTAATACGCGTTCAATGTTTGTTAAATCACCACTACTCATACAAACGTAACCTCTACCTTCTGAATGAGTAATTGCATCCAAAATAGATCGCATATCATCAATAGCTTTTTGTTCCTGTTTATTTAATTTCATAACTCAGCAAACTCCTGCGTATCACAAACCATAAACCCACCAGTATGATCACCACGAACAATCACACCTTTAGTAATATGTTCACAATTCAACTGGACGCATGCGTTATCAATAGCAAGCTCTTTTGATTCGAATTCACCGAGCTCTTCTATTCGTATTTCATCCGTCTTTGCATCACGAACAACCCCACCGCCACTATTTAAAACCACAGCAAGAAAACGCAACATAATCACACCTCCTGATCGCCATAAGCGCTGAGTTCAACATACAAATCAGCCCATCCTTCAAGGTGCTGCTCTGTTGGGGCTTGCCCATGATTTTGCATGTAAGCAATGACCATTTTTGCTAAAAACTTATCCTTAGTCATACTGCTACCTCGGCATAATCTTTAGCTTTGATAATCAACTCAGCGAGTTCAGCTTCAACCTCAAGTAAATCTTGAAGTCCTTTGTTAATGTCATTGAAATAGACCATTTGATACATCAACACTTCATTCTCTTGACCGTAAACGTTAACGTGTAGCGATGGTAATATTGAACGATAATTCACATTAATGGCTAAAGACTCAGGCGCATCAAACGCCATTTCTAAGAGAGAGTTAATAACTAATTTAATATCTTGAGATGTTAACTTGCTCATGACTACATCCTTATGCAAATCCCGGCAATGGTGCACCAGAAGTAATAAAATCCACGCCCATAGAAAGATAAGAAACCGCATTAGGTGTGCGTCCTTCAATATCGTTAATTAGTAAGACTAAGTTTCCTATTGAGGCTTGGGCTTTTTTGATAATGGTTTGTTTGCTTTGGTGAGTGATTCGAGTTTGACCTGCATGATCTAGCGCTTCTTTTGCCAAGTCCCCTGCATGCATCGAGTTCTCTAATGCTCGTTTAGCAAAAGTCTCTTCACTTGCATCGGTAGGAACATTCGCAGTAACAACACCAAGTCCACGTAATAAACAATTTACGATGGTGTAATCACCTGAAACTTTGGCAACCATAACCATTTCTACACAGGTAAGAACGTGCGGTTGTTCAGGATTAAGTTTATTTCGAAGCATCGTTGGTGACATTTTTAATGACTCAGCAATTGCCGTCATGTTTTCGTTACCACGGAAGGCATAGCATGCTTCTTCAAATGCCTTTTGTTTGGACTCGCGAAAATCGCACATTGTTGTTTTATCGGACATATCAGATACTCAACAGGTAGCAAATGAAACGTAAACTAAAACTTGGCTTCTAAAGCATGTTTAGTTAACAAAGCAAGGTTAATAAGATTAAGTTCACGTGAGCCCTCTTTAGGCAATACTGGAAACTTTTTCGCACTAATCTTTCTTTCAATAGTACCGGGCTTAATACCTGATATTTCTGCATATCGCTCTGTCGTAACGTACGGTGCAGCAATAGCGATAATGATTGTTGACTGATCCATGTTTATTGCCTCATTTTTAGTTAATAGAGCTAAGTTAATAAGGGTCATTTCCTTGTTGCCACTTTTAGGCATCACCGGAATTTTTCCTTCACGAATATGCTTTAAGACCGTATTTTTGTTCTTTTTTGTTATTTCAACGTAACGTTCAACAGTGACGTAAGGCGCTGAAATTTCAAGAACATAAGGTTCTTTCATCTATCACCTCTTAGCTTCATTTTGTTCACGGGCAATCACAACTGGCTGGAACCTTAGTTGATTGCCCACTCCTTTCTCCCGCACTTGCTCACAAATGCATTCAAAAGTTATCTATATGTTTGTTTTGAAGTTAAACGTGTGCGATTCTTACGTATATAACCAAATAAACGCATATAACAACGAATAGAGTTTACATTTGACCTCAAAATCATTCTTTCGAGCTAATTTTTGATCGCATTTGATTTTCAGTCAACAGTTATTTACTCCTATTGTTAATATTTCAACAGGATTAGTCTAAATGTCAGAGATCGATCAACAATTAGAAGAGCTTAAAATGCTCACAAATACATCGACGAATACGGAATTAGCAACTTGTTTAGGTGTGGCGAGAAATACAGTTCAAACTTGGCGTATACGTGGGAAAATCCCTGAAAGAATTTTTATCAAAGCAAAACAAATTGCCGATGGGTCAACTAACGCAACATCAAAATATATTGAATTAGATTTTTATGATGTAGAAGTAAGTGCAGGATCTGGAGCATTAGTTGTTCAAGAAAATCAACCTGAAGGTATCGCTTTTAGTCGTAATTTCATCACTAATGAAATTGGTGTACGACCAAACAACATTTTCTTAATGCCTGTTCGTGGCGATAGCATGACTCCAACCCTACAGAATCAAGCAGTAATAATGGTAAACCGTATTGAAGAGTTCACAGGTGATGGAATTTATGTTTTCCGCTTTGATGGTCAATTGATGGTTAAGCGCCTTCAGTTCACCAAAGCAGGTTTAAGTATAGTGAGTGATAATGAAACTTACGAGAAATGGGAATTAACAAGAAAAGAAATGACTACCTTTGATTTTGAAATCATTGGCGAAGTCGTATGGGCAGGGCAAAAGGTTTAGGTAAAATGAAGTTCGAAGAAGAAATGGATAATGGTAATAACTTTGTAGACAATTTTGATTACCTTGAAGATTTATATAAAAATTTCAACACATTAATTGATAACATCGATTTTAATAAATACGACAATACCCCTAGTTCTTTATCCAAAGAACTAGGTAATATAAAAAGTAAAATAAACAAGATAGAAGAATATATTAACGAATGTTTAGTCCGTGGAACTATACATGAAGAAAGTGTATTTTTCTCCCTACAGAAAGTAGATGACCTATTAGTCGATATTTATATACTACCCCAATCCTTTAATTTCCCTATAAAAGATAGGGTTTCATTTGAAAATAATTACCAATTTAGAGAAAAATTAGATAATTTAATAAACAAATTATCCAATGAAATAAATCTAATTTTAATTTATGCTTCAAAATATGCAGTCATATATTTAAATAGCGAACGATTAGCTCTAAAATCCAAATTAAAAAGCTATGGTGCTAATATCTATTTATTTCAAAAAAACATAGATGAAATAAACTCTAAATTATCAATTAATGAAGATAAAATAAACAAGATCGGGAAAATAGAGTCTGATATTAATAATAAACTCATTAAATTCAACAATGATATCGATAAAACAAACAAGGAAATAACAGAAGAAATAAATAATGAACAAGCTAGATTTATAAATAATCTAACAGAGCATGGTAATAAGCTAAAAGAAAATTTAGACAATTTATCAAACAGAATCTCAAATGATGTAGAAGAAAATGTAAAAAAACAATTATCTGATACAAAAGAAGAACTAGACGCAATAAAAGAACAGTCTAAAGATTACAAAATCAGATTTGAAAAATTATATGAATTAATGAAAGGAATGTATGGTGTTGCTGGGGATGGAAAACTCGCTGACTATAATAATAAACAAGCAAATATCGAAAAAGCATCTGCAGATAAACTTCGAACAATAGGTATACGTTGGCTAACCTTACCTATAGTAGTGACATTAGGCTTTATTCTTCATTATATGATAGCTAAGGGCGTTGTGTTAAATATCGAATGGATCATTACTCGATTCTTAACTGTTAGTATTTCAGCTAGTTTAGCTATTTATATGTTAAAAGAATCAGCATCTCATCGTGCAAAAGAAAACCTATATCGTCAAAGAGGCACACAATTAGCAACTATAGGTGCATACATTGCTGATTTCCCCGATGAACAAGAAAAAATGAAACTAAAAACCAGTTTAGTAAATAATTTCTATTCGTTTCATAATGGAAAAGCCGATACAAGCAACGTTCCTGATCTTAATGCCCAAATAAAAGAAATTGTTACAATATCTAAGTCCTTGAGCAAAATTATTCCAACTCAACCTCAAGATAAATCTGTGGTATCAACTAAAGAAGAGAAGCCTCAACCAGCTCCTCCTAAAAACATACCTGAAGAAGAACAAAAAGAAACAAAATAATTCCCTTACAAAAAAGCCTCCGATATTGGAGGCTTTTATTCTTACCATAAGGTTAATTTATAAGTAATAATCAGGCGTTTTATGCTCTTCTTCTTTTTCTTTAAAATGCCCTTCATACCTAAAATCATGTAAATGTGCATGAACTATTTCACGTAACGGCAATGCAATCGTAAATGTTTCAAAATCCACCTCATTCTCACTGCTATTTTCAAGGTCTTCAATCACTGAATGATATGGCGTTATTTTATGTAGATTCAAAGTATCTTTATCACGATAGCCACTAAAATAAGGCAGTATATTTATTACATTAAAATTCTTAGCATTAATTTTGTAACTGTAACCGATGTATATTTTTCTATCTGACATAGTAAATAAGATTGGTAACCCATGCATATGTGATTGAAATAGAAGTTGAGTAAACTCTGGGCTCTCTGCATCTTTAGCAAATTCATACATAAACTCAGAAAATTTTCTTTCTTTCGTTCGATAAAACCCCCAAGGTAATATCCAGCTTAAAAGCAAAGCAATAATTGAAACATCAAATAAAACAACTTCAGATGCAGAAATGTCACTTTGGAATACATCTAATAGTACGTAAGAACCAATAGAAATACGCCAATCAACCCATTCAGCAATCACCATACCAAACATGTATACAAAAATTGCGACTGCAAATAAAAACAAACCAATAGCAGCTGATATCAAAAAGGTGTGGTATCCATTACTTCGTTTTAATTGATAATGAGTTTTATGAAAACCTTGAGCAAATATATACCCTGCAATACACAAAATTAAAACAAACAATACAGAAGGTTTTATCATGAATTATCTTACTCCAATAAAAAAGGGCTAATCATAATTAGCCCTTTCAGTAACTGTCATTTTTAAGCTTTAGCTTTAACCTGATCATTTTCAAAACTTTCTCTCGCGGCCTTTGCCTGCGCCTGAACGGCTTTACTATTCCTAAACGCTTTCATATCCATAACAATCAAATCAGGGTTGACCATTTTTAATGTTGGGTACTTACGTTTAGTTTCTTTAACTATTTTGTTACTAAAGAAACGTTCAAATATCGTCATAATCCAACTCATTATATACCTCCTTCATTAGCATTAAAGCTGATAAACAGGGGTAAATCCTCACTCTAACTTTAGTTTATTAAAGCCAATTTTCAATTTAATTGACTAACTTAAAGATAACTTATTTTTAATTATTATACCGCAATCTATCGTATCAGCATGCAACAAGTCAATGAAATTGGTTGCATAGTGCGACATAGAAGCCACTATGTTTGCTCATGTCCACTTAAAACATTGAAATTCATATTACGATCTAATACTGTTTATATGTACAGTTATTTGGTGCTATATATGACAGTTCGTAAATTAGATGACGGAAAAAAGAACCCTTGGCTTTGTGATGTTTATCCTCAAGGGCGTAAAGGTAAACGTGTTCGAAAACGCTTCGCGACTAAAGGCGAAGCACTCGCTTATGAAAAGTTCATTTTAGTAGAATCAAACGATAAGCCTTGGCTTACAGAAAAGTCGGATAATCGACGTCTATCTGATCTTATTGATATATGGTTTCAATTACATGGTAAACACCTTAAATCTGGTGCTCATGTTAAGCGTCGGTTGGAAATAACTAGTGAACAAATGCTAAACCCCCTAGCAAGAACGCTAACCCCTGCTGATTTTGTTCAATATCGCGCAGCTCGAAAAACAATATCAAAGCATAATGGCCGTCATGGTGAAGAACTTTCTTCTAGCTCTCATAATTTCGATCTACAAATACTACAAAGCATGTTTAATTTTTTAATCGAGATTAAAGAATGGCTACAACCTAACCCTATTCATGGAATTAAGAAAATTAAAAAAAATGAGCATGAATTAGCGTTCTTAACTCACGAGCAAATTGATGAGTTATTTAAAATTATAAATAAAAGCCCTATTGCAGATCAGTTGGCTGCTATTTTTAAAATTTGTTTATCTACAGGTGCTCGCATAATGGAAGCTGTTAATTTGCAAGGTTCTCAAATCTCACCATACAAAATAACTTTTACTCAAACGAAAGGTAAAAAAAATCGAACAGTTCCTATTTCTGAAGAGTTATATAGTGAAATTTATAAACCAACATCTGGCCGAATATTTACATGCTGCTATGGCGTAACCCACAAATGGCTTACCACAGCCCTTCCTAATTTACCCAAAGGACAGGCAACACATGTACTTAGGCACACTTTTGCTTCTCATTTTATGATGAATGGTGGCAATATCATTGTATTACAGAAAATCCTTGGGCATGTGGATATTAAGCAAACAATGGTTTACGCTCATTTTTCACCAGATCATCTAAATGATGCCATTGAGCTAAACCCTTTGTATCGCAGTCAAAAAATGACTACAAAATGA